GTTTATGTCTGGTTCTGCCGCCCAGACTGGTGCTGGTTCAGGCTCTTCACCTTCTGGTGCCCAGGCTTCCGCTGTCAGTCCTATTCCGTATCAGGCTTTTCATCCTGACTTTTCAAGTGTGGATACTGCTTTGGCTTCATTCGCCCAGGCTAAGAAGCTTATATCTGAATCTAAACAGATAGATACTCTTCTCCCTTATATGGTAAATAAGGTCTTAGGCGATACTAATTATAAGAATATTGGTGTCGGTCAGTCTGGTTATTGGAATAAAGAAACAGGTCGTATTTCTGCTGAATTAGACCAATCTATGGAGCGTCAGAGCTTAGAGAACGCTGTTACTGCTGGTAAGCTTTCCGCCGCTCAAACGACCCAGATCTATTTACAGTCTGATGCTCAAGCTATTATGAATAAGTATATGGATGCACAGCAGCAAGCAGATTTGTTTACAAAAGCCCAGTATCTTTATAACCTTGTACAACAAGGAGCTCTTACTGAGAATCAGATTCGAACTGAAATTCAACGTTCAATCCTGATAGCTGCTCAGGCGCAAGGTCAGAAGATTACTAATAAGATAGCTGCTGGTACTGCTGATGCTCTTATAAGTGCTACTAATATGGCTTACTATACACAGTATTATGATTCTCTTTGGGATTATAAGAACGTCAATAATCGTAAGAATATGCAGTATTCTAAGGATAAGGCCTTGCGCGACTATTATAAGTGGTCTGCTGGAAATTCCAGAAAGGATTTTGAATCTTACGGCCTTCGTAATGCTATAGATTATACATCTCGTATTACTTCTGGTGTTGGTAATGTAATTGGATCTATGCGCCCTGGTGCCCAGATTTTCCGAAATGATTACGGTCCTCGTAATACTACTATTTATAATAGTTCTAATGGTATTGGTTATTAGCTTTTAGTACATACTTCAGGACTAAAAGCCCATCGCGGCTTTGGAGCGATATACACCCGCCGCCCGCGTAGGGCCTGGTATAAAATGGAGCGGAGCGACTTCCTTAGAGAAGCGTTCCGCTTCGGTATTTTAGCACAGAGTGCGCAAAGGCAGGTTCTATCTGACCTGCCGTGCCTATACACCTCTGTATACATCCACTTTGTTATTTAAGCGAAGCCCCTAGTTGTGTCCGAAGGAAATTTGAGTTATCATCTCAAATTCGGCCCCCTCTTGTCTATAAACGCACAACTCACACTCAACTGTAGAATAAAAAAAAGCTTGAAATATTTTGTTTATTCAAAAATAATGATTTCCTTTGCCCCTGTAGAAACCAACTCATTAAATTATTAACATTTAAAATTTTACAATTATGCAGAAATTTATTATTTCCCTTAAAGAAAAACAAACTGGTCGTGATGTTATGCCGCCTTATATTGTCAATTCTCTGGATGGTCTTGGAAATTATTCTGAGCGAGTTTCTCCGCTGGGTCTTATTGTTATTGTGGATTCAATTAAAGAAGAAAATAATTTCGTTGAACTTAAAACTCAAAGTGATGAAAAGTAATAATATTTGGAAAATTGTAATTGGTGCTATTTCTGCTGCTCTTGGTTACATTCTTAATGCTATCGGATTATGAATTGTTCTCTTATGTATTTTCTCGAGCGTTTGCTTTGTTCTAACGCTCATTTTACGGTGACGAGCGCGAAGCGTACTCCTGAACAGAATATGGCTTGTAATGGTGCTCCTAATTCTCAACATCTGATAGGCGAAGCTATTGATATCAAGCCTTACGGATCTACCAGTTTTAATAAGTTGCTTGAGATGATTTATGATTATTCTGATCATTTTGCCCCTTTTGACCAACTTATTATTTATACTAATTTTATTCATGTTTCATTTGGCTTTCGTAATCGTCGTCAAGTGATTGATAAAAGAAAATAATTATGACATATTCTCCTGATTTACTTAAAGCTGCTGATTATTGCCAGCATCGCTCTTTTATAACTAATCGTTACACAGGTCAGCGCATTGCTGTAGATTGCGGACAATGCGATTACTGTATTCATAAGCGTGCTCAAAAAGCGTCCATGCGTGTGAAGACCGCCGGAAGTGCTTTCAAGTATTCTTATTTTGTAACGCTTACTTATGATAATGAGCATATTCCTTTGATGAATTGTGAGGTTCTGCATAGTGAGTATGAAGATGCTTTAAGTATTTTAGGGGATAAAGTTTTTGGTTATGAACATCACGACTATGTTTCTGTTTCGGAATATCAATGTGATGATAACTTCCGTTTACGTCATATATTCTTCACGCAAGTTCAAGGCACAGTGCCGTTTGACCGTGAAATCAAGGAGTATGTTCCTGTTAAGGATAATTGGTTTCTTAGTATGGATGCTATTCGTAGTTTTATCCGTAAAACGCAGGCCGTTGACAACTCAGCATATCCCGTTGCTGAAAAATACGGTGTTGATAACCTTATACCCTTCTTGAATTATGTTGATATTCAGAACTACATTAAACGCTTACGTAAATATTTATATCAGGTTTTAGGTTCTTATGAAACGTTACACTTCTACGCTGTGGGTGAATACGGACCAGTCCATTTCCGCCCGCATTATCATATCTTATTATTCACGAACTCGAAAGAAGTCTCAGAGGTATTACGACAGTGTCATGATAAGAGTTGGAAACTCGGTCGTTCAGATTTTCAGGTTGCCCGCGGTGGAGCTTCATCATACGTTGCGAGTTACGTTAACAGCCTTAGTTCTGCTCCCTTGTTATATCGGTCGTGCCGCGCGTTTAAGCCCCGACAAAGAGCTTCTCTTGGATTTTTTGAAAAAGGCGAGGTTTTTGAGGAAGGTGAAGACGTCTATCACGCGATTGAACAAAAAATCGATTCTGTCGTTAATGGACGAGTCTATAACTTCAACGGGATTAGTGTTAAATCAACTCCCCCCATGTCGTATATCCGTACCTTATTGCCCCGATTCTCAAGTGCTCGCTATGATGATGCTGTTGCGATTGCTAGAATTATTCGAGCTGTTGCAGATACGCCAAAAAGAATCGCAAGATTTGGCATTATAGATTATAATTCCGATTCTATCCTTTCTATTGTTCGTGCTTATTATCGATATATTACATTAAATCATCACCTGACCAATGAAGATGAAATTATATTACACAATGCTCGGTGCCTTACTAGGCTCTGTAACGGTTCTTCTGATGTCGATATTGAATCTTATATTAATAAGTTGTATCGGCTATTCCTTTATGTCAGTAAGTTCCTTAGGAATTGGCATTTGCCTCCCATCGGTGGCAATCTTGATTCTTATGCCAATCGTATTATGTTTATCATCAAAACCGGAATAGAATATGAAAAGAAGTCGGATTATGTACGAATGTGTGATTCGTTGCGAATACAACAGACTTTGCCAACCCCTATGCTTCGGTATTTCTATGTTCCAGCCGAAGGATGCGAAATGGCGACCATTGGTATCGGAGAGGACGGAGAATATGCAGACGGATTTATTCGTCCCATTAAAGAACAAATACGAGTTCCGTTTGATGACCCCAGAATCCCATCTCTCGCGGCTTGTAATTACATCAAATCCGCGAAACCCGATACAAGAAGTTCCTATGATAGTGGGCAAAGTAGCGACTTACAAAAATGTCTTGATTTCCGTGCTGCTACCTTCTGCCGCGATATGATTAAGCATAAAAAATTGAATGATGCAAATAATATATTTAACCGTATGGTCTAATTTAAATTAATTGATTATGAGTGATTTTAACCCGCTAGACCGAGCGAAAGTTGCCGTACATCGCTCTTCCTTTGACTTGTCTAGTAAAAAATTGTTTACGGCAAAAGTTGGAGAGATTCTTCCTTGTTATTGGCAGATCGCCATTCCTGGCAATAAGTATCGTATCTCTTCCGACTGGTTTACTCGTACCGTTCCTGTTAATACGGCTGCGTATACCCGTATCAAGGAATATTATGATTTCTACGCTGTGCCGTTACGTCTGATTTCTCGTGCTCTCCCGCAGGCGTTTACTCAGATGACGGATTATATGACGTCTGCTGCTAGTGGTACTGCTAACACCCAGATGTTGACTTCTGTACCGAACACAACATTGAACTTGATATCGTTGAGTCTTCAGACGATTAATGGTAATGATGTTTTTGATGATGCTGGTTTGCCTTATGTCTATGGTGCGTCTAAGATTTTAGATATGCTTGGATATGGCTCTTTCCTTGCTTCGTCGAATACTGCTAAGGCTGCTATAACCAGTGCTTATCTAGGTAAGACCTCTGTTCCAGATGCTGATAATCCTTTGGTTTATAGTGCTAGCCAGACTGTCAATCTTCTTCCGCTGTTGGCTTATCAGAAGATCTACTATGACTTTTTCTCTGAATCTCAATGGGAAAAGCACCTGGCTTATGCTTACAATGTTGACTATTGGGACGGAAAGTCTCAATTGAATTTAGCTCCTGAGATGCTTCAGCTTCGTTATGCCAACTATCCGAAAGATTATTTTATGGGCATGCTCCCGAATAGTCAATATGGTTCTGTAGCTGTTCTCCCGTCTAATACTTCTGAATTTGCTTCTAACCTTATTCTTTCTTCTCGGTCTAATTCAACTTCTCCTGTTGTTAATCCGTCTGGTGGTACTACTGTTGTCACTCAAAACTCTAATGGTCTTTCTGCCCCTAGGTATCTTTATGTTAATTCAGATTTGTCCGCCCTCTCAATCCGTGCAACGGAATACCTGCAGCGTTGGAAAGAGGTAGTTCAATTCTCTAGTAAGGATTATTCAGACCAAATGGCTGCTCAGTTTGGTATTAAAGCCCCTGAATACATGGGTAATCACTCTCATTATATTGGAGGTTGGTCAAACGTGATCAGTATTAATGAAGTCTTGAATACCAACTTAGAATCTGATAACTCTCAAGCTGTCATCGCTGGTAAAGGTGTAGGTTCTCAGTCTGGTCATACGCTGACTTATGATTGTGGTGCCGAACATCAGGTGATTATTTGCGTTTATCATGCTGTTCCTCTGGTTGATTGGAACTTGACAGGCCAGAATCCTCAATTGACTGTTACGTCTATTACTGATTTCCCCCAACCTGCTTTCGACCAGTTAGGTATGCAGGCTGTCCCTGCTCTGAATCTCCAGAACAACCCGTCTCGTACTGTTTCTGGTTCTCTTGGCTATAATCTTCGGTACTGGCAATGGAAGTCTAATATTGATACTGTTCATGCTGCATTCCGTTCCGGCATGGCTTATCAGTCTTGGGCTGCTCCTATTGATGGCTGGGATGTCTTGACTTCTTCCGGAGCTTGGTCTTATCAGTCTATGAAAGTTCGTCCTCAGCAATTGAATTCTATCTTTGAGCCTCAGGTTTCAGGTCAGAATTGTTCCGTTGCTTATGACCAGTTATTATGTAATGTCAATTTCCAGGTTTACGCTGTACAGAACTTGGATAGGAATGGTTTACCTTATTAAATTTGTTTGTTATGAGAAGTTTTGCTTATAAAAATGAGAATTTTGAGAAGAACTCGTATGTTCCTGAGTTGAAGGAAGGCAATCCGTGTTATCAGGCTTCCGTTTATGATTCGGTTATGTATGATGAGACACTTGACGGTGATTTGATTCAATGCGATATGACTCAGATCCTTTTGAATCAAGAAAAGTACCGTCGTTTGCTTGGTGATATGAATGTTAATAATATCCTTGCCCAAATGCATCCTACTCAATCTACTGTGATGGACGGTATGACGGATGAGGAACGTTTTGCGTGTGTTATCTCGCGCCATTGCCAGACAATGTCTGAACGTCAGGCTGTATTACAGCAGTTGGCTAATGAGAAAACAGAACTTACCGCATATGCTCAAGCTATGCTGGCAGAGGAACAGGCAGCGCCGTCTACGGATTCCGCCCCTGCCGCTAGTGCACAATGAGGTTTCTAGAAGTTGGAGAGAGCATGCTCTCTCCTAGGAATGAACATCATTTCCTTGGTGCTGCTATTGGTGGTATCTTCGGTACACTGCAACAGTCTAGTGCTAATCGTGCTAATTATCGCAATACTCAGACTACTAATAAGTTCAACATGCTGGAAGCCCAGAAACAGCGTGATTGGCAAGAAAAGATGGTTGATGAATCGCGAGAATATAATTCTCCTGAAGCTATGATTGCCCGTGGTTTGAATCCGTTTATGTCTGGTTCTGCCGCCCAGACTGGTGCTGGTTCAGGCTCTTCACCTTCTGGTGCCCAGGCTTCCGCTGTCAA